CCACACAAGACTCTGCCATAACAGGGTGAACGACTTTGGAGGCACCATCAAAGGTTGCGCCTCCAGGTGCGTCCTTACCTAAACCAGTACGGCGTAAACCGTCTTCGTATTGTTTGTCACGCTCTTTACGAGCTTCACGATCCACATCAATCAAATCTAAAAATTCAATTGCTAGTGCATCTAGATCACCTTCATCAAACTCTTCTGCTAAGTTAGCATAGAACTCTGGATCTTTGAGCGGGCCTTGAGTTGGCTTGTAATTAACAATGACTGAGCCATCATCTAACTCGATGACATCGCTTTCTAAATTGTCTTCGTTATCATCTAAGCCAATTGCATCTTCGTAGGTATCTACTTCATCTTCATTAACCATAGCTTGCTGAACATCTTCATCATGATTGAGTGATGCTAAGTTAGCTCCAGCTTGAATAGGAAGTTTTGGTGCTCGTGCCATTAATTATTTTCCAAGATGTTTTTGAATGAGCACTTTGCTCATGTCACGAAAGGGTTTTACTTTACCACCTTTTTTAAACATGGCAGAACCTACTGTAGGTTGTGGCATGTCTGTATTTGCAATTGCATTTACTATGGGTGGGGTATCGGTTGGGTCTTTATCACTAACGGGTATTGGTGGGGGAGGAACTGGATTGTTGTACGCATCTCTAACAACATTAACCAGCTCTGCATTTTTAGGATGATAAACATACTGCATATTGTTTTTCATTCCTTGCACATATTCTGGACTAGTTTGTTTATCTTCGCTAACACCAGTTCCAAACCAATAGCGCATTGGATCACCACCAAATTGTTTTGCTTTTTGATGGGCATCATAAATTGCTGATCCAAATCCTGCAGCAGCCGGATCATAACCTTCTTTTACAATATTGCGATAAATATCAAGTGATTTAGGGTCACGATAATTAAACTGATTATACCCTAGATTTGTTCTGCCTTCTTTAAACAACATGGCAGTTAGTTGCTCTGGAGAAAGTTGTGGTACTCCATATTTTTCTCCAGCACGCATTACGCTAATCCAGTTACGCAACTGATTGGCATCAACTTGGCTGGGCAATGTTTCCAAACCTTCTTTAGTTGTATGCTTAGGTATTGTGCCTCTGCGATAATATTTTACTGGACTGGGTTCTTGAAAATAGTAAAACTCAGGTTGCCCATGATACATTGGCATCTGCACATCTGCTGGCATATCGGGCGGTGCCATTTTTCCAGATCCCACTCCCCCGCCCAGAGCATTCATTGCCAAAGCAGCTTGCTGTTGTGCTAAAGGAGGTTGTCCTCCTGCTGCCAGCGCTGGGATACCAGCGGACTGAAGAAGCATCTCTTGTGGGGTTTTAATTGGGTTTATCGCCATATCTATAACTACTTATGCAAAAATAACGGGGTGTTCGCCCTAAACTGCATACGGGTTATATCTTTTCTTTCTTAGCTCGTCATCCACATACTCATAACCACGATCGGGTAGGTAATCAAGCTGGATCCATCCAGAATCCCTTAGAACACGCAAGGCTTGCGAAAGCACGTCCACATAGTCATCATGTCCACCACTCTCTGGAAACGAACACACTTGCCGTATGAAGCGTTTAGCCCACTCTGCCACTTCACCTGGTTTCTTAGGATCTTCTGGGATGTAGACTTTACCTTTGGCAATGAGCGGTGCCACAATGTTTAATCGCTGCACTTTGTCAGCACGCCCAGGGTTATATCCTCGCACAGGAGTGCCCGACCCTTGCAACTCTTGGATAAGCGAAATACCAGCGGACTTATCTTCCATCAAAATTAAGTCTGCCTTTCGTCCCTTAGCAAAGTCGTTGTCTGCTCCATACACCACTTCTTTGTAATCATCGATGACTTTACGACGCAACTCTGGATAACCAAGATGTCCATCCCATGCGTCAAGCAAGATTACGCAAGTTCCCACATCGGGGTTTTCAAAGATCCCAAACACACCACATGCTGTCGGATCGTTCGCTGTCTTTTCTGAGGTAGCTGGATCGTAACTGGCAATTACATACTCAAGCGTGGGTGATGGCTTTTTGGCTGGCCACAGCTTAAACCATTTACGCTTGACAATACCCGCATCTTCGGGATCAAGAATCGCACCGTAAATTTCTTGCTTACCAAGGTCAGTGCCTTCATAGGTTTCCAACGCTTTAAAGAACGATGAGGATAAGTTCTGTCTGTTCTCATACGAGCTGGCATTAACCACATACACATCGCCACCAATCTTACCCTCGTTCAAGTCTACGATCAACTCTCGTGGCTTTGGTGTGGTGGTAACAATCTGCTGGACTCGTGGGATGCGTGGGTCGCGCAGACGCATGGTGAACTGTGCTTGATCCCATGCATCATCCAAGTAGTCAAACGCAGCAAGCTCATCATACCAGCCACCATGGAACTGCTTACCACGATAACGCTCTGGTTCTGATGCTGGGATGCCTTGGATGATCGAGCCGTTCTTGAGCGTAATCTCAAACAGCGATTTGTTGTAGGTTTCGATTAGCTCGTTAGGGATGATGTTTAAAAGACCAGAGTCGCCCTCAAAACAAGTTGCCCTGATATCGTTGGAGGTAGGGGCTGTGACCAACCAGCGCGTTCCATTGTAAACAGCCGCACGCTGTCCAATCCAGTTGGAAGCTGTGTAAGTCTTACCTGCGCCACGACCAGCAAGCATAAGCATGATGTCATATTCACCGTCCTCGGGTTCTCTTTGATGGGGTAGTGCTTGCAATTCCCACCGTACCCGCCACAGTGCTAGAGCCAGTTGGTCTTTTGGCCAGTGTGCGTTTCTTAGTGCAAAAGATGCAAGGATCTTTTCTTGTATTTTGTTTAATGCCATATTGGTAAGAAGCCTTGCCCTACTACAAATGGCGCATCTGTTACGATGTGCACTACGGGCGCAGATTCAATCTTCTCCACTTTAGTTATCATGCGGCGACGATCGCCTTTAGTACGCTTGATGGGGTTTTGATGCAGGTGTAGCGGGATGTCCGTTGCAAATGTCAATTGATGGGTGAGCGAGGTACGATTATGAAACACTTGCGTTTTCATTCCCAGCGATTCACAAATCGACTGCAAGGTAATCAAAAACTTAATGTTACGGCTAAAAATTAAAAAGCGGTCAAGCTGTGGATTGTAACATCCTGGTTTGGTCGCAACCAATCCTCTAAGAAACTCAATGCGCTGATCAATACTCCCAAAGGTGTACTCGATTGGTAGCTTGGTCGGTACTGTCATATAACGAGTCAGAAAGGTGGTGTTGATCGACTGCTTAAAAATTAAGCTGTTCTTAATCCGATCAACATGCCAACCATGAGCCCTAATTTTCTTTTGCACATAGTCAACCCAATCTGGCTCGAATGTAAACTTGACCTTGGCTCCCTTTTTGCCAGCCCAAAGGCCGGCGATGAACGGTGGTACTGGATGGTCTTCAAACGGGAAGTGTAATGGTTTAGCATTCTCAATTGAGAACACATTCCATCCTCGTTTGTCTTTTAAACCTTTTTCAATTAACTGTTCTGGGGTGTAATAGCGTTGGATATAATGGCGTTTATATTTGCCTTTATGCCGAGATTCTCTTTGCCGGTTGCGAGTAGTAAATGCTGGGAAGGTAGCATGCTTATCGACATTTACATAAATGCCATCTTTTAATTGCACCTCAAACATTTCTTTGGCAACATAATGTTGTACCGATTTAATGGGTACGGGATAGCCGTCCCAAGAATAAACATAATCATCCTGGGTTAATTGATGCGCTAATTTCCAACCCCCCATAATCGGAACTGGGGTATCGCTGGCTATTGCCATGAAGTTAATACCCAATTATCTAACCATTGATTTAGTGGGGCACGGATTTTATTAATCACTGAATCTGGGAGTTTACGAATATCCACATAATCATTTACTGCCAATCGATAACGCAGATATTGCAAAGTCTCTTTATCAAAAATATTGAATGGCACATCCACCGTATCAAAAAAGTCTTTTGAGCAAACCATGACTCTTAACCCACCGATTTGCTTATCTTCTCTTTCAAGGATGCCTTTAATTTGGTAGACATACAGTCTAGGCATACACAGGCGCCGATTTAAATACACGCACCTGCTTGCCAGCTTGCCGTCGTTTTTTGCGCTTCGCTGCCAAGTCTCGCTCGACTGCTTTTTTGAATGCGTCTGGACTTAGCCAGCGTTCGCCACGAAAACCGCTCGCAAGCACATCAGTGCGGTAATTGTAGAAGACCATGCCGTTATGGGTATCGCCCATTCGGAATGGTGCATTGGTTTGGGGGTTAAGTCTTTTCATACATCTACTTATGCAAACTCTATACAACATCCGCCCTTATTGTTGCGTTCATCGTACTTCTATACATACTATGGCTCGAAAGACAGGGAGTGTATAGAACTTGAATTTTTAGTTGCCTCTGTATGCCATTGATTTTAAACGAATTCCATTTTTAAAAGACAGGGAAGCCATAGAAGACAGGGTCAAATCGCATATTACCCTCCATATAAATTTATTTTTTTATTTTTTTAAAAAAGAATAAAAAAGAGAATTACTATGGATACCCTGTCTCCAAAACTCAAAAAACGCTCTTTTCTTTTTTAGAATCAAGGACTTACAGCGTGACAGGGTATGTATAGAACTATCCATAGTATTTTTCTATACAAAAAAATATTTAATCAAATCAATAGGTTACAAGCTCCTCCAAAAGACACAGAAGACAGGGTAGCCATAGAAGACAGGGTGCGTTTCATTCTAGCTCTATACAAGTCATAGTGTTTTTTGCAAAAAAATAAAAAATTACAGAGCAAATTGAAAAAGCTTGCTTTTGGTTGGAGCCTCCCGCGGCCGTCAGTCAGGGAGTCAAAAAGGAGGGGTGTGGCGCAAAAACAACACCGCCCTCCCTTGTTGCAAGATAACAACGCAGCAATATGACAAGTGAGTGAGTGCTTACTAACCTAGCTGAAGTGAGTGCTTACTAACTTGGTGCAACGCAACAATCTGCTAAGTAAGTGAGTGCTTACTTACATCCAGGCAATGTGAGTGCTTACTAACTTGGTGCAACGCAACATAATGCTAATGCACCATATTGGTGCGCCGGTCAATGTGAGTGCTTACTAACTTGTTGCGTTGCACAATATGCACCATAAGCGTGCGCGAGATGGGCAGAGTGGGCTAAGTTAGTAATCACTTACTTGGACAATGTTGCAATGCAACAATCAAGTGTTGTATATCCGCAACTAAGGGTAAATACCTATTGACAAACTACGCTGCACCGGTATGGTGCATGGCCTTAGGGTAAACCCTAACGATCAAAACGCTCTACATTCCACGATCGCAACCCTCCCAATGCATACGGATCAACCCAATGGAAAACCGCTCTAAGATCGTTTTATAGCGTTTTGGAGGATATAGAAAAAATTAATCAATTCCAGGCTTTGATTGTAATTTTTAATATAAGGGTTTGCCCTAATGCTAATATGACAAAAAAGGCATTATTGTATGAGATAGGGCAATTGTGCCTATTAACTGGAGGAATTTATGCAAACCCAAGTAATACATATATCTAAAATGACTGGAAAGCTTGACGGATTTAAAGCAATATCCAGTAACACTATCACTAATCCATATTGCATTAAACAAAATGCAAGTGCCGATGTTAGCAATATCTGCACTAAATGCTATTCTCATACCATGCTCAAGAGCTATCGCAAAAATATGCAACCAAGCTTAGAGCGTAATTCTCAAGCTTTAGCTAATAGTATTATTCCAGATAATGATTTACCAATTATATTGGACGCATTTTTTAGATTTAATGCTCATGGTGAATTGATTAACGATATTCATTTAATCAATTTAGTTAATATTGCTATTAAAAATCCATCATGTAATTTTGCATTATGGACTAAGCAAAATGGCATTATTAAAAAGTATTTTGATAATAATACTAAACCCGATAATATGATTTTGATTTATTCTAATCCTAAAATTTCTACCATATTATCTAAACCCCCTAAGCATTTTGATAAGACTTTTAATAATGTATTAGAGACAGAATATCAAGATAAGCAAAATTGTACTGGGCAACAATGTAAAGCTTGTTTATTGTGCTATAAGCATAATGGCGTTAGTACCATTGTTGAGAAAGTAAAAAAATACTAATTGTCAATAGGCAATAACCCTATATCCCCCATTGCTGGGGGATTTTTTTGACTATTTTTCTGGCCGTGGTATGAAAACAACACACAGGGTAAACCCCTATTGACAAGCAAAAGTGTTGCAGCGAAACAACACCGGGCTAAGGGTAAACCCTAACGATCAGATCAATCCATATTGAACGATCGCAACCATGCCAATGCACTTATGAGCAAAACAGTAAAAACCGCTCTATGATCGTTTTAGCGTGTTTTGGAGCATATTAAGAAAATTGATCAAATCCTGGAATTGATTGATTTTTTCAATATTAGGGTTTTTACCGATGCAATTATATCCTTGACTCGCTATTATAGTGATAGGGCAATTGTGCCTATTAATTGGAGAATAAATCAATGGAAAAAAGACTAATTAGCAGTATTGCTTATGACATCAAAAAAGCATGGGCAAAACCCTATTTTGGTGCTAAACCTTACTTAGATGCAATGGTGCATTTAAATACCATTAATGATAAATATTACGAGGATACTGCTCAATCAGTAATAATGTATTTTTTAGCGAATGCCTCAACATTTAGAGGCAATGATGCCAAAGTATTAAAAGCAGAATTAAAAAACTTAATGAAGGGAGCATAAGCAATGAATAATTTTGATGCCGTTGGAATTGCAGAGGGTTTTATTGAGGCAGATAGTGAAGAGCAAGTATTAGAGGCATGGCAGTACTTGCATGACACTAAACTGGGTTACCAGTTACAAGGATTTTTTGGTCGAACATTAAACCAATTAATTAATGAAGGATTAATAAATCCGTAGTATTGTTTTATATGCCATTCATTGAGTGGCATATAGGATCAATATTGATCATTTAACAAGGGAGAATTACTTATGACTTTTCAAATTAAAGCTTTTAAATCTTGGCGTACCGAAGATAGTGGAGGTTATCAATTCAACCTTTACTACAACGGCAAAAAATTTGCATGGGTACATAACGATGGCAATGGTGGATGTATTGACATTGAGTTTGCCGACTCACAGTCAAAATGGAAAGAGTCACCATTCAAAACCATATGGGATAACCATGTCAAATCGTTAGGTAAATGGAAGTCTAAATTTGGTGCGATCAATGGCACAGAATGGTTTGAGCATGACGATGAAACTGCTATCGGCATTCTGGTCGAAGATTACGAGATGGCAAAGCATCGTAAAAAAGGCACATTGTTTAGACTTGTGACTGATAGCTCAACCAGTTTTAGAGTGTTGAATATCAAAGACATGGTCGAGGCAAATACTTGGTTAGAGAATAAGTTTGGTAAGGGTAGTTACGAGCTTGTTTAATGTTGCCTAGTAAAGCATTCTATGAGTGCTTTACTGGATCAATATTGATCGATAACAAGGGAGGGCATTATGCCAACATTCGAAGTGCGTATTAAAGAGCGTTGCATCCGCCATGCAGTCGAAGAAATTGAGGCTGAAGACTGGGAGCAAGCTGAAGAAATTGCCATGAAAATGTATTACGATGGCAAACTAGATTTTGAATATTCATCTGATGATTTAGATATTGAAAGCGAGGAATTGACATTATGAAACAGTTTGAATGTTTTTGGGGTGATGGGTATCGTGATGCTAGTAATAAATCTATTCTTGCTTACCACGATGAAGATTTTTTTAATGAAGATCGTGGGTATGAAGAAAATTGGATTGAACGCATCAAAGCATTAGAAATAGACGAAGTGTTTAATCTTAATTGTGCAATGACTGGCGAACATTGGGTGCGGAGGATTGTATAAAACCTAGTAGGGTAAATCCTGGTTTTGTTGTGGCAGCACAACACTAGGGTTTATCCTAATATGTTTTTGTTGCAATATCAGTAGGATCATAATTTTACAAGGGAGGTAGTTATGAAATTAACTTTAGTAGTAGATATAGATGATGCTTATATTTGTGAGCATCTAAATGAGCATCCCAATATGACTTTCAATGAACTTGCGGGTCAAATTAATAATGCTTGTTATTTGGGTTTGGATTGCACCAATGCCATCATCATGCGACAGTTTGATTTTGGGGTTTGCGATACCTATGTCAAATCAGATTTAAGAAACAAACCTTGGGATTTATTGTGGGGTGATAATTTCCCTTCAGATAACGAATGCCCTTTGGATGTAATCGATCACCATGCCAAAGCAAACAATGTCATCGCATCTGATGATGTAGTAAGTTTTGCCAAAGCAATGTGGAATGAAGGTAACTTAACAGAGAAACTGTCATGAAAATCTACAGAGCGTGGTAT